TCAATTAGAATTATTAGCAACGATATCCATATCTAACCGGATATCTAATGCCATTAACATCCCTTCAATTATGCCCTCAGCCTTCTGTAACCTTTTCCCGATATAACCATCCGAGCAGCAATGCTTACTTGCCAGTGACATGAATGTCATACCACATACATAATAATCTACTAATAAATCGTGTAAATCGCTGTTGTTCTTTTTCAGACGGGCCATGCACCCGCAAATGATCATCGCGTCATCGTCACAACATTGCGGGCGAGATTTTACTTTTGAAGGAATTAATCCCTTAAAACCGGCGGCAATGGACGACCAGGTCACATCTTCATGATTATTAGCCGCCCACGCACCCCAACGCTCAAGAACCATCTGAATATCACGCATCAACTTACTCCACAAAAATCAGACCAGAACGCCAATTACAAGCAAAAATCAACAAAACAGTATTAGTTGATTGTTATCTCTGACTTCATACTCCTGTTCCTGTCAGGGTTTTGGCGTAATTCTTCAGTATTCGGTAATCGGTCAAAACAGAACCGAGGAAACGATATAAGCGCAGACGCCCCCAGCGGTGGCGAAGAAGTTCTGCCATATTAAACTCAAACATCATTCATTCCCCATTTCGGTGATGGTCAGTTCCAGCCTCCCACCTTTGGTAACAGGCATCTTCACAACGCGGTAATCAACGACCTGAGCATCATCCAGCCAGAAACCTGCTTTAGTGAGTGCGTCAAAAGCGGCTTTTTGCAGATTATCCAGGTCACGGCGACGGCGATCCGGCATGTGGCACTCAATGCGGATTTTCACAGGCATAGCCAGGCCGATATCCAGCATTGCGTTTTTAATGATTCGGGCGACGTTATCGCGGTATGCCTGCCCCTCTGCGCTGACGTGCGTGCGCCCGCGATTATGGCGGTAATAGCGATTATTGCTCGGAGGCCAGGGTAATGTGATGCTGTAGGTATTCACGCCTTAATAACCCCCTCTTTCAGCCACATAACCTGTGTTCTCGCCATACCTTCCAGCGCGCATTCTTTTGCATATGCAGCATCGACTTGCTTGGCATGCCCTTTACCGGCAATCTTCTGTATGCGCTAAACCTAGATAGAATCCACTCTGTGCACATTGAAGCCCGCTCTATGCTTTCTTTCAGGTATTGAAGGGATTGAGATGGGCTAAGCATTATTGGCCTCCTGCATCAGGAGAAAGACAATCATGGCGGCGCGGAGAGGTCTGGTATCAAATATTGGGCTTACGCCTTTTGCATCCACACACCATTCAGTTAACTGGTCTAAGATAGAAATCCTGTATTTCTCAATAATCGGCCATGAAGCGCTCGGATCATTGCAGTAGTCAGGCAAATGATTTAATGGCTCAAAAGTTGTATCAGCATTTCCGTAATACCATTTGTTGGTGTTATTCCCTGATGTTTCCGGTTTACTTGCCCAAAGGCCTTTAAAAATTATGTCTCCTACCATTCTGTTAATTTCAAAATCACTTAACTGTGAATAATCCATTGTCATTTCCTCGCACGATATCTTAGCCACCGGATATCCCACAGGTGGGCTGTGTAATTGAAGGTTTTTACGTCAGATTCTTTTGGGATTAGCTTGCGTTTATTTCTGGAGCGTTTCGTTGGAAGGTATTTGCAGTTTTCGCAGATTATGTCGGTGATGCTTCGTCGCTGTCGTCTCATGCAGCCCTCCTGACGCCCTGCCCGATCGCCATCAATGCCGCTTTGGATACGGTAGTAAACATCCGTCGAGGACTGATGAACGGTCGCCAAATCAGCAGCATGGAGCCTTTGCTGTTTCCCTTCTTCTCCAGCCCTGTCGATGGTTCGATAAAATTAATCCGTCCATCAGTGATAATACGAACTTCGTCAACACTCTCCAGAGCCTTGCTGAACCATCCGACAGACATATCCTCTGGCACAAGCATCACTACCGTCTGTCGCTGTTGTATACACTGCTCAGCGGCTTTTTCCACCCACGGCCTGATATTGCTGTACGGTGGGTTATTCCAGATTGCACCGTGGCTTACCCACTCAGAATTGAGCGCGTCGTCGTCCTCAGTTAGCCAGTGAGCGCACAGAGCATTTTTGTCGCTCGCTGCCGAATCCAGCCAGAATCCAAACTCAATATCCAGTGCATCAAAAAGCCAAAGCGGCGTTTGCCAGCAGTCCTTGTCGTGTGCTGGCGTATTTGATTTGATAGTCATGCAGCCCGATCTCCCCATCGCGCTTTCCATTCGAGAGCCAGTCGCGCTTCGTCTGACCACTTAACGCCACGCTCTGTACCGAATGCCTGTATAAGCTCTAATAGCTCCGCAAATTCGCTTACACGCATCCTGCTGGTTGACTGGCCTATTACCACAAAGCCATTCCCGGCAAGGTTAGGAACAACATCCTGCTGCTTTAATGCTGCGGTAAACACACACTTCCAGCTTTCTGCATCCAGCCAGCGACCATGCCATTCAACCTGACGAGAGACGTCACCTAAGCAGGCCCATAGCTTCCTGTTTTGGTCTAAGCTGCGGTTGCGTTCCTGAATGGTTACTACGATTGGTTTGGTTGGGTCTGGAAGGATTTGCTGTACTGCGTGAATAGCGTTTTGCTGATGTGCCGGAGATCGAATTTCAAAGGTTAGTTTTTTCATGACTTCCCTCTCCCCCAAATAAAAAGGCCTGCGATTACCTGCAGGCCTGTTATTAGCTCAGTGATGTAGATGGTCATCTTTTAACTCCATATACCGCCAATATCCGTTTCATCGTGGCACTCTGGCGACACTCCTTAAAAATCAGGTTCGTGCTCATCTTTCCTTCCCGTTCTTCCTTGGTAGCAAACCGGTAATACACCGTTCGCCAGACCTTACCTTCGATAACCAGAAGACCTGCCCGTGCCATTTTAGCCGCGGCCTGATTTATGCTGGTTACTGTTGCGCCTGTTAGCGCGGCAACGTCCGGCGCACAGAAGCTATTATGCGTCCCCAGGTAATGAATAATTGCCTCTTTGCCCGTCATACACTTGCTCCTTTCAGTCCTAACTTAGCTTTAATTTCTGCGATCTTCGCCAGCGCCTGAACACGATTTAGAGGTCTGCCGCCCATGACAGGAAGTTGTTTTACTGGTTCAGGTATCGTCTCACCACGGTTAATTCGCGCTGTCATACAGGTCAGTTCATCGGCAGCCTTGCGTCGTAATTCCGCGTCAGTCAGCGCATTGGCCCGCATGTTCTGGTACAGGTTGGTAACCAGCCAGTAGTGCGCGTTCGATTTCCACGGATAAGACTCTGCATCCGGATACAGGCCTCGCTTCCGGCAATACTCGTAAACCATATCAACCAGCTCGCTGACGTTTGGCAGTCCGGCGATAACGGATGCTTCTTCCCGGCACCATGCAACAAACTGCCCGGGTGATGGCAGAAATGGTCGATTCTGCCGACGGGCTACGCGCATTCCTGCGTTAACCTGTTCCATTGTGGTGATCCCGTTTTCCCGGAAAGCCAGAACCCACTGGCGGCGGATTTCGTTCAGTTCGTTCTGGTCACGGTTAGCCAGACTCGCCGGGAAAGTTGCCAGTAACTGGCTGAACACACCGTTGATGATCTGCGCTACCTGCTGTACCTGCGGCTTTTCGTCGTACTGTTCCGGCATGTTGTTGGCGATCCGACGCATCTGCTCACGGTCAAAATTAACCATCTGTGCGGCGATGTTTTTCATAAATCCACCCCGTAAATCCAGTCAGTGTTTGTCAGGTCGAGTTTTGGTTTGCAGGCTGTCACACCTGCCTGTTGCTTGTTACGGTTGATTTCGAGCTGGGTCCACTTGTCGCGGAGTTTGGCCGGGCTCAGCACGTTACCGGACCAGAAGTTGTCCTGGCATGCCCAGCGGAACAGTACACACATGTCGCGATGGTTACGTCCGTCACGTTCACGCATCAGGCGGATATCGTTAGCCCACCCTGCAAAATTCGGTTTTCTGGCTGATGGCGCGATGGTCTTCACCATGTCAAACATCCATTCTGCGGCGGTCAGGTCTTCTGCTGTCCCCCACTTGCTGCCGCTCTGAATTGCAGCATCCGGTTTCACCACAGAAAGGTCGTTTTCTGGCTGGTCAGAGGATTCGCCAGAATTCTCTGACGAATAATCTTTTCTTTTTTCTTTTGTAATAGTGTCTTTTGTGTCCCCCTGTTTTGAGGGATAGCAATCCCCCAATTTGAGGGATGTTTTATCCCTCGTTTTAGGGGATTTTCCCTCGTTTTGAGGGATACACCATTCTGAGATGTTTTTATTTGGTCCAAACATGCCGCCTTGCTGCTTGATAATATTCATTCTGACGAGTTCTAACTTGGCTTCATTGCACCGTTTGACGGGTAACTTTGTAATCTCGCTAAGTTGAGAATCGGTGATTCTGTCCATTGGTTTATTCCATCCATAGGTTTTACGCAGAATGGCAAGCAGCACTTTAAACTGTCGCTTGGTCAGATCTGCGCCTGAATAAGCCTCAAGCAGCATATTTGATAGTCTGGCGTAACCATCATCGAGATCTGCCACATTACGCTCCTGTTTGGCAAAGTTACCTCTGCAGAAGTTGAGTATTTTTGCTGTATTTGTCATAATGACTCCTGTGGATTGATCCAGTAATGACCTCAGAATTCCATCTGGATTTGTTCAGAACGCTCGGTTGCCGCCGGGCGTTTTTTATTGGTGAGTCCATCAAGCGCATACTTAAAAGCCCTGCTAATCGGACTGATGTCTGATGCCATTCCGAAAGCACACAAGACCGAAGCAATAAATCTCCAGTCCGTTCTGCTTATCTTCGATTCATGACAGCCAATCATCTTTGCCAGACCGCGCTGGGTAATAGCTGACAGATTGATAAGTAAATCTGTTTCTGCGCGATCAACGTCACGCTGTGATAGTTTGCTGTAACTTGTTCTTTCCATTTCTTAAGATTTCCAATAGTGAATAGTTAGTTGAAAGGTATGCGTGGAAACGCATATGGCCTTAGTTGGTCAGATATCTTGGAACTCGCTTTTCAGCGACGTAGGACGAATGTCCGTTGTTACAAAGAGCGGATCCGCTTATTAAGCGGCTTTGTGTTCCGGCGGGAACACGTCATCAAGACTGACTTTTGCGCCTAACTTGTTTAGGCACGCAACAAGAGCACGGCATGTTTTAAGGTCTGGGAAGCGACGACCAGATTCCCAATGTCCGATAGCTCCCTGTGTGCATCCAACTGCCTTAGCAAGTGTTGTTTGAGAGATATTCAGTGACTCTCGATATTTTCGTAGGTTGCTCATATGCCCTCCATAGTAAACACGAATAAAAAAATACAATATGTACTTTGCGAATACAAGTAAAAATACACATTGTGCATGGATGGTTCCAGTACAGAGCGTAATAATAAGGACATGAAAATGAAATGGTATGAACTGGCTAGATCCAGAATGAAAGAGCTCGGCATAACTCAAGAGAAGTTAGCCGAAGAGCTAGGTATGACGCAGGGTGGGATTGGACACTGGTTGCGCGGATCTCGTCATCCATCTCTTAGTGATATTGGTGTGGTGTTTAAATACCTTGGTATTGATAACATATCATTCAACCACGACGGGACATTTTCACCTGTTGGCGAATACTCATCGGCCCCAGTTAAAAAACAATATGAGTACCCTGTTTTTTCTCATGTTCAGGCTGGGATGTTCTCTCCAGAACTCAGAACCTTTACCAAAGGCGATGCGGAGAGATTGGTAAGCACAACCAAAAAAGCCAGTGACTCTGCATTCTGGCTTGAGGTTGAAGGTAACTCAATGACCGCACCAACAGGTTCCAAACCCAGCTTTCCTGACGGGATGTTAATTCTGGTTGACCCTGAGCAAGCTGTTGAGCCCGGCGATTTCTGCATAGCCAGACTTGGTGGTGATGAATTTACCTTCAAGAAACTGATCAGGGATAGCGGTCAGGTGTTTCTACAGCCACTAAACCCACAATACCCAATGATCCCATGCAATGAGAGTTGTTCCGTTGTGGGGAAAGTTATCGCCAGCCAATGGCCTGAAGAGACGTTTGGGTGATGAAACCACTTTTATCTACAATTTACAGGGCGGTAAACATTGGCAAAAATAGATGATTATCAGCCAAGCCAAGTAGAAGTTGATAAAGTACTTTATTGTAAAAAAATAGTTAACTTTTCTGGCGTTAAATGGAAACAGAAACCAAGTCGCTCTGATATGTGGCTACAAGCCCATATCATCCCCTTGGATGAGGATTGTATACCTATACAAGGGCTAAAGTTTGAACTGAAATGGAAACCAGATCAGGATTCAGAACCTGATGACCCGATTTCTTACCCTAAAATAAATATTATTGCTTTCTATCATAACAAGAGGGTTTTCGCGGTAGATACCTATCACTTTGACAAACACACGAATAGTTACAAGGTCGATCATCCGAAGTACCAAGATATCATTTACGGTGCTCACTACCATGTATACTATGAAGAAGCTGGATACTATAGTGATAGAATAGCGTTTCCAATCGAAGATGACATAAACCCAGATGACCTGGTAGGGTATTGGAATTACTTCTGTAAACATCTGAACATAACTTACTCTGGGAGAATACCTTTACCGCTTGAAGATGAGTCGGGGCAAATGGGGTTTGGAATATGATGTGCTCAACAGTGATCTCACAACTAGGTTTCGAATGCCATCCAATAGGCAAGACCTTGAGAATTATCAGTCCATTCACTTACTGTGATGATGGAGAGCATGTCGGTGCCTTTATCCGTGAAGTCAATGGTAGGTATTTAGTTAGTGACAGATGCGATGCCTTAATGAATATGGAGGCAAGAGGGATCTCGCTTACCAAAAAACGACTTGATGAGATACGACAATTACTGCTTAAAGAAGGCGCAGAACTCAATGCTCGAGGAGAAATCATTGCTTGGGCAACAGAAAAGGATGTCGGTGCGATTACATCGAACATAATTAGAGCTGGTATACTCGCATCAACTTTGTCGTTAGACTGGTATCAGCCAGTTCAAGCTGAAAAGTTTGAAAGTATGGTTATTGATTATCTATATCACACAGAGCTTAGAGACGCACTTTCTCTTCGTGAAAACGTATATGGCTTGAGTGGACATCAAATTACCGTCCCTGTAACAATAAAAACCGACATACCTAAATACGTTTTTACATCAAGCGTGAAACACGGAGGAAGCTGGAATAGTGCTTACTCATTGCTTGGGAAACTAATTGATCTTAAAGCTTCAAGTGAGGAGTATAACAACAGATTTGTTGTTATAGACAGCGAAGCAATTGGTGATCAAATGCAACAACTCTCCTTACTCTTCCATGAATCAAGCCAAGTTCTACCATTCTCCAAAAGAGAGACTTGGGTTAAGAGACTTGCAGCATAATACAACCCGGCCTCAGCGCCGGGTTTTCTTTGCCTCACGTTCGCCCACCTAAAAACACATAACCAATTATATTTATTGAAAAATAAATAGATGCAACCCACTAAACCACGCAATTCTGATCTCTCCTTACATCGCCGAGGCAATACATCCACGCTAAAAAACAACACTATTAAATACAAAGCGTTATAAAAAACCACGCCAACTTACAACAAATTGTATTGATCTTGTAAAGTACATATCGTACTATTTAACCGTCAGCAGGACGCTGGAAGCCAAATGGAACAGACTGGCAGGCTCTTTAAACAACGTCGACTCTCGACTACGTGGCTGAAAAGCCAGATCACCCAACCACATAAGCTGTGGGATGCAATGCCGAAGCAACCGTCTCAGGAGGAGCTTCGAGATTGCATCGCCAAAGTTTATTCGGGAGGAATCCATGTCCAGAAAAACAGAATTTAAAGGCACCGCAGCTTCTCGCCGTAGAGCTCGTCGCGCAAATCTGCAAAGTCAGGAGGCGATCAGCTCCGACAAGCTACACAGGCCAACCCCTTCACGAGTGGTCTTGCAATGCAAGCTCAAACCAGCAATGAGAGCAGAAGTGATAACTCTGACAACGTTGACCAGAAAATATGAAGGTTCAACTTGTCTTCCGAACGTAGCTCTTTACGCGGCAGGCTACCGGAAATCAAAACAACTGACGGCGAGATGATAAATTCATTTGCTAATTACTTGTTTTTGCCATGCTTATCCTGAGCGATAAGTTCATCCATAAGGCTGTCTGCCTTCCCGGCAAACCTAATGTAGCACTCATGTCTATAGCTTTCAGGGATAACGAAACGGTCGGTATCAGGATATCCAACAGCAGGAGGCCTTCGAACGAGGAGTCCTTTTTTGAGCAATGAAATTGATTCATGAGCGCCCTTTTCCGTTTGTAGCTGGTTATTAGCGGCTACAGCGAATGCCAAATACGCTCTTTCTCCAAGAGTTAACGAATCAAACAAATCTTGCACATATTTTTCTTCTTTAGATTTGCGCTTCTGAGCAGCGAATACCTCAATTCTTTCAGTCACAGCGTGATAAGCGGAATTAACAACGCCGTTAAGCACATAGCTAACGCAAAACAACAGGATGTAATACATCCAGTAATGAGGAAGGATTTCTGGACTATGCAGGTTTATCCATTCTTTTACGCTTACCGGCATAACAATAATCAATATGATCAGGATGATTAGCATATGAATCAACTGTTTAAGTGTCATTCCTTGCAGGAAAAAATGCATTAGTTCCTGCCACCATGAGTTGTTCATCGGCGTTTCTCTTTTGCTCTCTGTAGGGGTGAATAGAGTTTATCCGATTTCTCGTTGTAGGGGTACACGAGAACCACCGAGCCTGATGTGGTTAAAAGACAGGCACAATCTTTACTACCGCAATCCACTATTTAAGGTGATATATGGAAGAAGAATTTGAAGAGTTCGAAGAGCATCCTCAAGATGTGATGGAACAATACCAGGACTATCCGTATGACTACGACTATTGATACAAATCAATGGTGTGGACAATTCAAACGATGCAATGGATGCAAGCTGCAATCGGAATGCATGGTTAAGCCTGAAGAAATGTTTCCTGTAATGGAAGATGGGAAATATGTCGATAAATGGGCAATACGAACGACGGCAATGATTGCCAGAGAACTTGGTAAACAGAACAACAAAGCTGCCTGATAGTGGCCTTTATTTTTGGCATAAATAACAGAATAAACACTGCACTGTGTATTCATTCCAACGAGTGAATACACGGAGCAATGTCGCTCGTAACTAAACAGGAGCCGACTTGTTCTGATTATTGGAAATCTTCTTTGCCCTCCAGTGTGAGGGCGATTTTTTATCTATGAGGATATGAATAGATGTCAAACATCAAAAAATACATCATTGATTACGACTGGAAAGCATCAATAGAAATTGAAATTGACCATGACGTAATGACAGAGGAAAAACTTCACCAGATTAATAATTTCTGGTCAGACTCTGAATACCGACTCAATAAACACGGCTCTGTATTAAATGCTGTATTAATCATGCTGGCGCAACATGCTCTGCTTATAGCAATTTCAAGCGACTTAAATGCATATGGTGTTGTGTGTGAGTTCGACTGGAATGATGGAAATGGTCAGGAAGGATGGCCTCCAATGGATGGTAGTGAAGGAATAAGAATTACCGATATCGATACATCAGGAATATTTGATTCAGATGATATGACTATCAAGGCCGCCTGAGCGCGGCGTTACCGCATACCAATTACGCTTCACTCGAGGCGTTTTTCGTTATGTATAAATAAGGAGCACACCATGCAATATGCCATTGCAGGGTGGCCTGTTGCTGGCTGCCCTTCCGAATCTTTACTTGAACGAATCACCCGTAAATTACGTGACGGATGGAAACGCCTTATCGACATACTTAATCAGCCAGGAGTCCCAAAAAATGGATCAAACAATTATGGCTATCCAGACTAAATTCACTATCGCCACTTTTATTGGCGATGAAAAGATGTTTCGTGAGGCCGTCGACGCTTATAAAAAATGGATATTAATACTGAAACTGAGATCAAGCAAAAGCATTCACTAACCCCCTTTCCTGTTTTCCTAATCAGCCTGGCATTTCGCGGGCGATATTTTCACAGCCATTTTCAGGAGTTCAGCCATGAACGCTTATTACATTCAGGATCGTCTTGAGGCTCAGAGCTGGGCGCGTCACTACCAGCAGATCGCCCGTGAAGAGAAAGAGGCAGAACTGGCAGACGACATGGAAAAAGGCCTGCCCCAGCACCTGTTTGAATCGCTATGCATCGATCATTTACAACGCCACGGGGCCAGCAAAAAAGCCATTACCCGTGCGTTTGATGACGATGTTGAGTTTCAGGAGCGCATGGCAGAACACATCCGGTACATAGTTGAAACCATTGCTCACCATCAGGCTGATATTGATTCAGAGGTATAAAACGGATGAGTACAGCACTCGCAACGCTGGCAGGGAAGCTGGCTGAACGTGTCGGCATGGATTCTGTCGACCCACAGGAACTGATCACCACTCTTCGCCAGACGGCATTTAAAGGTGATGCCAGCGATGCGCAGTTCATCGCATTGTTGATCGTCGCCAACCAGTACGGCCTTAATCCGTGGACGAAAGAAATTTACGCCTTCCCTGATAAGCAGAACGGCATTGTTCCGGTGGTGGGCGTTGATGGCTGGTCCCGCATCATCAATGAAAACCAGCAGTTTGATGGTATGGACTTTGAGCAGGACAATGAATCATGTACATGCCGGATTTACCGCAAAGACCGCAATCATCCGATCTGCGTTACCGAGTGGATGGATGAATGCCGCCGCGAACCATTCAAAACCCGCGAAGGCAGAGAAATCACGGGGCCGTGGCAGTCGCATCCCAAACGGATGTTACGGCATAAAGCCATGATTCAGTGTGCCCGTCTCGCCTTCGGATTTGCTGGTATCTATGACAAGGATGAAGCCGAGCGCATTGTCGAAAATACCGCATACACTGCAGAACGTCAGCCGGAACGCGACATCACTCCGGTTAACGATGAAACCATGCAGGAGATTAACACTCTGCTGATCGCCCTGGATAAAACATGGGATGACGACTTATTGCCGCTCTGTTCCCAGATATTTCGCCGCGACATTCGCGCATCGTCAGAACTGACACAGGCCGAAGCAGTGAAAGCTCTTGGATTCCTGAAACAGAAAGCCACTGAGCAGAAGGTGGCAGCATGACACCGGACATTATCCTGCAGCGTACCGGGATCGACGTGAGAGCTGTCGAACAGGGGGATGATGCATGGCACAAATTACGGCTCGGCGTCATCACCGCTTCAGAAGTTCACAACGTGATAGCAAAACCCCGCTCCGGAAAGAAATGGCCTGACATGAAAATGTCCTACTTCCACACCCTGCTTGCTGAGGTTTGCACCGGTGTGGCTCCGGAAGTTAACGCTAAGGCGCTGGCTTGGGGAAAACAGTACGAGAACGACGCCAGAGCCCTGTTTGAGTTTACTTCCGGCGTGAATGTTACTGAATCCCCGATCATCTATCGCGACGAAAGTATGCGCACCGCCTGCTCTCCCGATGGTTTATGCAGTGACGGCAACGGCCTTGAGCTGAAATGCCCGTTTACCTCCCGGGATTTCATGAAGTTCCGGCTCGGTGGTTTCGAGGCCATAAAATCGGCTTACATGGCCCAGGTGCAGTACAGCATGTGGGTGACGCGAAAAGATGCCTGGTACTTTGCCAACTATGACCCGCGTATGAAGCGTGAAGGACTGCATTATGTCGTGGTTGAGCGGGATGAAAAGTACATGGCGAGTTTTGACGAGATGGTGCCGGAGTTCATCGAAAAAATGGACGAGGCACTGGCTGAAATTAGTTTTGTATTTGGGGAGCAATGGCGATGACGCATCCTCACGATAATATCCGGGTAGGCGCGATCACTTTCGTCTACTCCGTTACAAAGCGAGGCTGGGTATTTCCCGGCCTTTCTGTTATCAGAAATCCACTGAAAGCACAGCGGCTGGCTGAGAAGATAAATAATAAACGGGAGGCGGTATGCACAAAGCATCTCCTGTTGAGTTAAGAACGAGTATTGAGATGGCACATAGCCTTGCTCAAATTGGAGTCAGGTTTGTGCCAATACCAGTAGAAACAGACGAAGAATTTCATACGTTAGCCACATCCCTTTCACAAAAGCTGGAAATGATGGTGGCGAAAGCAGAAGCAGATGAGAGAGACCAGGTATGACAACCACTGAATGCATTTTTCTGGCAGCGGGCTTCATATTCTGTGTGCTTATGCTTGCCGACATGGGGCTTGTTCAGTGACACCTCAGCAAGAAAACGCCCTTCGCAGCATTGCCCGTCAGGCTAATTCTGAAATCAAAAAAGCCAGACAGCAGTTTCCGGATAAAAACGTCGATGACATTTGCCGTAGCGTACTAAAGAAGCACCGCGAAACGGTAACGCTGATGGGATTCACACCGACTCATTTAAGCCTGGCGATCGGCATGTTAAACGGCGTCTTTAAGGAACGGTGAACATGAAAAGCAAAATCATCAGGGAGCTACAGGCTCCTTTTTTATTATTCGCATTCACCCTCAAGCGTATTAACCAACAATTCAGGGATTAATGAAAGATGGCGGACATCATTGATTCAGCATCAGAAATTGAAGAATTACAGCGCAATACAGCAATAAAAATGCGTCGTCTGAACTACCAGACTATATCCGCCACTCATTGTTGTGAGTGTGGCGATCCCATAGATGAACGAAGACGCCTGGTCGTTCAGGGTTGTCGGACTTGTGCAAGTTGCCAGGAGGATCTGGAGCTTATCAGTAAACAGAGAGGTTCGAAGTGAGCGAAATTAACTATCAGGCACTGCGTGAAGCGGCAGAAAAAGCAACGTGTGGTGAGTGGTCGCTCGAATATGGAGAGAGCCGATTTGATGGTGATTATGCGCTAATTCATCGTGAAGTTGCTGGATATATTCCCATTTGCAGAATTGAAGGAGCGCATCCAGAAAGCGGTTTCGATGAAGATTTCCAAATGGAACAGCAGGCCAATGCTGAATTCATCGCCGCAGCCAATCCGGCTACTGTGCTGGCACTGCTGGATGAACGGGAAAGAAACCAGCAATACATAAAACGCCGCGACCAGGAGAACGAGGATATTGCTCTTACTGTTGGGAAGCTGAGAGTTGAGCTTGAGGAGACAAAATCAAAACTCAACGAGCAGCGTGAGTATTACGAAGGTGTTATCTCGGATGGGGGTAAGCGTATTGCTGAACTGGAGAAAAGCGAAGAGCAACTCATTAACGAGCGTGACCATGCTGAATCTGCTTTAGCAGATATGTACTTTGCAGCAACCGGGGATGAGCCGGAGTGGAGCAACTGGTTCGGCTTTTCAGATGCTGTCGATGCCGTGGTTGACAGAATTGCTGATTTAGAAGCTAAACAGCCATCACCAGTAGTACCGGAAGGACTGGTTAAAGCAGTGCGCTTCTATGAACAGGTTAAGCGTGAAAATCCACCAGTCGAAACAGAGGCATGGAAAGACGCTATTGACTGGGTGCTCAAAGAGTCTTGTCAGGCTGTAAACATTGATACCAATGGAGATTGATATGAGCACTTTTACCGACAAAGAACTGATTAAAGAAATCAAAGAGCGTATCAGCAGTTTGGATGTGCGAGACAATGTTGAGCGCCGGGCTTATGAAATTGCTCTGGCATCGCTGGAAGAGAATCCGGTGGCATGGCTGCATTCAGACAATGGCTTAGGTATTCCGGCAATAACGAGGAGTAAAAACATTGCTGACAGTTGGTTATCAAAGGGTTGGTATGTTCAGCCGCTATATATGCCAAGCCAGTGCCAGTAGTACCTGAAGAAAAACCAATGCCTAACCCTCTTAGCATGTACGCGGTCGATGCTGTTGCCGCTATTGCAGAGGTGAGAGGCTGGAACGCCTGCCGCGCGGCTATGCTTCATGCCGGAAACTTTCGGGAAAACGCGAATTCGTCAACCAATAATTTTCGGGAAATTTCGGAAACGTCAACCAACTCTCCGGTAATTCCTGGTGAGGTGTTGTCCGCAATCCTGAAATTTGCCAGAGTTCGTGCTGATTTCGATGATTTTGACGGCGACAGGCGAGGTATCGGTGATTGTCTGGATGAGGCTGAGCAAGAGCTTATCGTTACCATTAACAAATATGCCAGTCAGTTGGCAGCAGAACCGATAGCGACTAATGACGTTCGAGAGCAGCAGACAGCCGTTCCGCCAGTTCCTGTAATACAGGCTGATGTCGCGCAAGCAATTGAAAATCTCAGGCAGAAGTTAGTGGAATGCAATCGCTATAACTACTGCGCAGATGCAGTTAAGGGCGTAGAGGATGCCTGCCACGCTGCCATGCTTCAGGGAAAAAGAGAGTGATATGGCTATTGCCGCAAGTTACACCATGCATCTCTATTGTGATTGTCGCCAGTGTACGGAAGGTGTATATCCAGTGCCAGACTTCGGTGAGTATATCGGTACGTCATGGTCTGGTTGTGCAAAAGAGGCCCGTAAAGACGGGTGGCGAATAAGCAAAGACAAAACACGTACTTTTGCGCCCGGGCATAAAGTTTTGAGGATTAACACATGACCACTATTACCAAAGAACGTATTGAATTGTTCATTAAAAATCCGCTTGAAAACGGGCTTACTCGTGGCGAACAAATGGAACTAGCACGAATTGCACTGGCATCACTGGAACGCGAACAGATTCGCCACGAGCATGCCAAATGGTCTGACTCCACATTTGGCTGCGTTGGCCCCATTGGTCCACTGAAACACCTCTCAAAAGAGGCACTGGAAGCCGCAGCCGAACCAGACGATCTTAGCGAGTGGGCTGATATGCAGTTTCTGTTGTGGGATGCACAGCGCCGTGCTGGCATCAGCGATGCTGAAATTACCGTTGCTATGGAAGATAAATTGAAGATCAACATGGAGCGCCAGTGGCCTGAGCCAAAAGATGGTGAGCCTCGCTTGCACATTAAAGAACCCGGCAACTCTCCGGTAATTCCGGATGGTTTATCCACGGTATGCGCTGAGGCTTATCAGGTTGTAGGAGTTATGGCAGATGCGCTTGGTGTATTCGGTGATGCAGCAGTACAGAAAGTTCTGGATAACCTGTCACAGCAAAAACTTGTTCACAGAGATGTGCTGCCGTTCTCGCTTCCGGTAACTCCGGATGGTTGGGTTATGGTTCCTAAACAGGTAACGCCGGAAATCAGCAACGCGATAAACGTTGTGGGTCAACGCTGTACATGCGGAAATTGCTCTCAGCGGTTGTGGGATTTATTACTCGACGCCACACAGCAAGGAGTTAACCGTGGCTAACCTGCAACTTGCCGTTAAAGGTGAATACTTCGATGCCATGATTCGCGGAGAGAAAACGGAAGAGTATCGCCTGTGTAATGACTACTGGAAAAAGCGCCTCGTTAACCGTAAGCATGACCGCCTGATTATCACAAAGGGATATCCGAAGCGCGACGATTCCAGCCGCAGAGTTGATGTTCCGTATGACGGATATGAAGTGAAGACAATCACACATCCGCACTTCGGTGATAAACCGGTAAAGGTATACGCGATAAAGGTAAATATCGGCACTGAATAACAATCCGCACAACACAAGGTCAAGAATGTTCAGAGTGATTTACCCTAACACCTGGTACGTCGACCACCACGGCACTCCCTGCAAAATCCTGCGTTCCACTCACAACAAAGTTCACTACATCCGAAAAGGCAGAACATGTATCGCCAGCATGTTCCGCTTTAATCATGACTTTGAACCTGTGAATAAAGCTGACGCAGATCGGATAGCTGAAGAGATCGAAACAGCAGAACACATTAAGAAGTTACGTGCCATACGCAGGAAATAGAAAAATTGATAAATTCAATACTGCATTTCTCAGCATTAAATTTATCTCTATGACCAGTCAAGAGATGTACCTGCCATGAGCTTAATATCATGTCAGATATATCGGTCACAAACTCCCTCAGCAGCTAAGAGGAGGACAAATGTCTCGACTAATCACTTTACAGGACTGGGCTAAAGAAGAATTTGGGGACTTAGCACCAAGTGAGCGAGTTCTGAAAAAATACGCGCAAGGGAAAATGATGGCCCCACCCGCTATAAAAGTTGGTCGCTACTGGATGATTGACCGAAATTCCCGTTTTGTAGGAACGCTTGCAGAACCGCAACTCCCAATAAACGCAAACCCAAAACTCCAACGGATAATCGCTGATGGCTGCTAGACCCCGATCTCACAAAATCTCTATACCCAATTTATATTGCAAATTAGATAAGCGAACCGGAAAGGTATATTGGCAATACAAACATCCACTATCCGGTCGTTTTCATAGCTTAGGAACTGATGAGAATGAAGCAAAACAAGTTGCTACTGAAGCAAATACCATTATTGCTGAACAACGTACCCGACAAATATTAAGCGTCAATGAGCGTCTAGAAAGAATGAAAGGCAGGCGCTCAGACATTACGGTGACAGAATGGCTTGATAAATATATTTCTATCCAGGAGGACAGGCTGCAACATAATGAACTAAGACCCAACTCCTATCGGCAAAAAGGCAAACCCATTCGTCTTTTCCGTGAGCATTGTGGAATGCAACACCTCAAGGATATTACCGCACTTGATATTGCCGAAATAATTGATGCTGTAAAGGCTGAAGGTCATAACAGGATGGCGCAAGTCGTGAGAATGGTGTTGATCGACGTCTTCAAAGAAGCACAACACGCAGGACATGTTCCGCCAGGATTTAACCCAGCGCAGGCAACAAAACAACCGCGAAATCGAGTAAACCGCCAAAGATTATCACTGCCCGAATGGCAGGCAATATTTGACAGCGTAAGCAGACGGCAGCCCTATTTAAAATGCGGGATGCTACTTGCTCTTGTCACTGGACAACGTTTAGGCGATATCTGCAATTTGAAATTCTCTGATATCTGGGACGACATGTTGCACATTACTCAGGAAAAAACCGGTTCAAAACTTGCTATTCCGCTTAACCTGAAATGCGATGCTCTGAATATTACCCTTCGTGAAGTTATATCTCAGTGCAGGGATGCTGTTGTTAGTAAATATCTGGTCCATTACCGTCACACTACCTCTCAAGCAAACAGAGGAGACCAGGTGTCTGCAAATACTCTTACAACGGCTTTTAAAAAGGCCAGGGAAAAATGTGGCATAAAATGGGAGCCAGGAACTGCGCCCACATTTCATGAGCAGCGATCTCTGTCAGAACGGTTATATCGGGAACAGGGTCTGGATACGCAAAAGTTGTTAGGTCATAAATCCAGAAAAATGACCGACCGATACAATGATGATCGTGGTAAAGACTGGATTATCGTAGATATCAAAACAGCATAG